AACCGTGCTATTCGATCAAGAGGGGAAGAACTATTAGCAGAAATACAAAATGAAGCCAAACCATTTAACCGCACGTATATTGAATCTACTGGTGCCGTTAAACCTGTTCTTGACGTAGGTACACGTTTAGATAATGCAGGTATTTCTTTAAGCGGTGATTTAAATGAGTTAGAGGTTTCAGCTGGGCTTGACACAATTCCTAGCCGACTTAATCATCCTTATTCAAATCATCCAAAAGCATCCATCAGGCAAACAGCACAACAAGAAGAGCAAACAGCACGTGTTCTTTTGCAAAAAGCAGGTGTAACACCAGAAGAAGCTACATCTTACTGGAAAGGTGTATTAGACCGTTTTGTAGAAACAGATGAAGATCTTACGTCTATTCAACAATCAGAAGCTCCTCAGCTTGCAGCGCAACAACGTGCTGCTGTTGAATCAGGAGAAGATCAAGCCACTGGTCGTTTTCAGCATTTGCTTCAGTTGAATGAAGATCTTGACACCAGTCAAATTAATGTTATGGAAGCAATGGCTGAGCACCAATATCGTGTTGGCATGGAACAAGATGAGCCCGGTCATGTACCTACCAGACAACTGCCTGATGGTATTCCCCATATTCAACAAGAAGATCCTGTTGCAAAATCACAGAATTTTTTAATGCAACGACGCATGGAGTTAATAAAAGAAGGTTTATCTCCAGAGCAAATTGAAAAACAATTACTAGAAGGACCTCATCAAACAACTTTAAGACAAGGACTTGAGCTGTGGGCATCAACAGGTGATCCAGCGGCAGCCGAGATGATCTCTGGTACTCCTTCCGTACCCTTAGTTGTTAAGCCTTCAGTTCAACTAAAAACTCAAAATACAGAAGAAATTCCTACGGGTGAGTTTTTTGAAACCTGGAAAGCCAGAGAATTAAATACGGGCAAACTAGAAGATAGAGACATACATTATACAAATCGTATTTCAATGTTGGGAGATAAGCTTTTAAGCGTTCCATCACATATACCCAATCCTAAGCATCAAGAACTTTCTGAAACTGTATTAATGGCGGGTCATGCTTGGAAGCAAGGTGATCGCAGCGAAAGAGTTCGGACAATAGGAACTAGTGCTAGTGAGGAGTTAAAAAAAGTCACAGCAAACGGAGATCCGGTACATCCTGAATTTATTCCTAATCCAGAACATGCTGCTTTAAGGGAAGAAATAGCCTATGCTGATGCTCAAAGGAATAACGTCAGGGCGCAGATTGCTGCTAAACAACAAGAGGTTACAGATTTTGCCAGTGTAATGAAATTAAAAAATATAAAAGAAGGAACCCGTGCTTTTGGTGTGGTAGACCCAGAAACACAGGAAATTATTATTGATGCGGAAACAGGCCATCCCATGGTTGAAGTAAGGTCAGGAAGACCTTCTCTGCCAGCGGGTACTGTAGAAAGGGCTGCTTCTGAAACATCAATTCGAGGAGTCGGTGGTGCGTCCGGAACAGGACTTGGTAGTGCTCCTGGTGTTTATGAGCCAGGTGCAGTTCTGTCTGATGTAGTTATTGAAGACGGAGAAGAAATATATAAACCAGTTATGTGGCAAGAAGGGACACATCCTTTAAATCTACGTACTCCAGAAGGTTTTGTGTATTCTGAAGCGGCAACACAACGCCCAACAGCAACGCAAGGAAAACGTTTTCAAACTCATCCCCTTGGAACTAAACCTCCAGAAGTTTCACGTCGTTCCGTTGATGTAGCCAGTGAAATACGTAGGCTACAATCAAGTAACAGACCAGACGCTCAGCAACAATTGCAACAATTTATGCAGACATTAAGAGGTTAAGCCATGGCAGACAAGAAGAAAGATAAAAAATTTATCCAAGATATGGATATGAAAGAAGGGGCGTTTACAGCTAAGGCCAAGAAGCGTGGTATCACAACTGCCCAGCTTCAAGAAAACGTACTTTCTAGCCCTGACAAGTATGATGAAAAAACAGTAAAACAAGCCAACTTGCGTAAAACTTTAGTAAAGTTAAACAAGCACAAAAAAGAGAAGGCTGATAATGGCTAAAGACTACCGCCTTGATCTTGGGCGCTACATAACAAATCCATTTCATAGAGGAGGCTATGAACATAAGAAGCTTTCTTTTGATGACTTGTTTCGGACTACATCACGAAGCAACAAAACTCCTTGGACGCCATCACGATTTACTGAAGAAGATCTACTGAATCGAGTCAAGACAAAACAACTTAATTTAAACCCAGATCTTAACTTTATTTCCAACTCACCTTTCTTTGATGACAACACAAAAGTCAATAATAATTATGAATTATTTAAGGGACTAGGGCGATTTAAGCGTAGAGAAGATTACGACTTTGTGGCAGGTCGCGCAAAAACAACTCAACGCCCACAAGATCAGCCTGACTTTCAGCCTCTTTGGGTTGATGCGTACAAACTAAGTCCTACTTTGGCTCCCGATAAGCGGGCCAAGAATCCAATGCCAACAATGTCTAACCCTGATCCACGGGGCTTCTTGATGGTTGTTGCAGAAAATCGCGCCAAAGATGAGGCAGAAGGCAAAAAGAGTATTGCTGAATTGTTGCCATCTAAACAAACAAATGCTGCTATCAGAAAAGAACAGCAAGCAGGTAAAGAAACAACGCTTGAAGAAAATAAACTCCCCCTGGAGCCCGGCCAAAAATAGTTCGTATAAAATAAAGGTAATACAGAATAAATAAAAGTGTTAGGTGGAATAGCAAAACTAGCCGGTAAATATTTTCCCAAGGGGGGCACCATTAGGGAAGTAGCCAAAGATGTTGGTATTCAATCAGGCATTTCTGGGTTGCTTGGAACTTTAGCTGGTGGTCCTGCAGCAGGTCTTGCCTATGCCGCCGGTGATTTTGCAACCAACCTTCCCCTAGTTGCTGGAGCTAGGAAATTGTTCCCTGGCACCAAGGGGACATTGATGGTAAAAGATGCAACAGGTAAGTCGATTTCCAAGCCATATACAACTCCTTCCGCAATAGAGCAAGGTGTAAATCTTGGCGCTTCTTTGCTATCACCCGTGGCTGTTGATATGGTTACAGGCGGACGCTTGTTGCCACAGCTAGAGCCGACCAATATTTCTCAAGAGCAACAATTGTATCAACAAGGAATTCAGTTCCAAAACATAAATCACGGGGCAACACAAGCCCTGGCACAAGGAACAAGATTTCAATTGCAGGGGTTGCCTGAAAGGGTTACAAATATGCCAGTACCAGGTATAGAACTATTACCTGAACAACAGCGGTATTTAGCTCAACAAATGAGTCATCTACAAGCGTAGTCATGGGAATTATTACACAAGCTCAAGATTTATTAAGTGCTGGCCAGAAAGGCTACGCAAAGGGTTCTCGTGTGCAAGCCGAAATGGTGGCAACGCACAAGAAGCCAGATGGGCGCATTACTGGCAGTTATGGGCAAAGTGTTTTATCACCTGAGTTCAATCAACGTCTTGCAGGAAAAGGTGTTACGGCTCAGGAAACACCAATGCAGTTTCTTGGGGCATATACGTCACGCCTTATCGTAGATGCTGCCAATGACGGCACACGTACTTATTGGTGGCGATATAACCACCCACTAGCCATTGCGCAAAGAGCCTCTGATATGGTCCTAGATGCGGCCCAGATGCCTCGTCATCCGGTCACACGCTCATTGATTGGTTTGGGCATCGGCTTACCTGCTATTGCCTCTGCTGGCACCTATGACATTACTAATCCAGAACAGCAGTTCAGGCCAAAAGGCTTTACGCAAACGTACGCAGAAGAAGGCTCAGAAGATCGCAGAGAATCAACTCAACCAGCACAAGAATTATTTGAACGTTTTTTTCTTGGTAGAACAGGTCGTCCCCTTAAATACGAAACAGCAAAAGAAGATATTCCCAATCTGACGCCTGAGCGTTATACCAATTACTTAAAATACACATACCAGGATAAAGGTTTTCTTAATCTTGGTATTGTTAAAGGTACCATGGAGAACTTACAAGGAGTTCCTGAAGTTCGTTTGTTAGGTTTTCCAGCAACTATCCCAATGGCAGGAGGGTTTGCCGCTGGTACTGTAGGAGCCGTACTAGGGGCAAAAACAGCACCCAGAGGAAAAGTTGCAGGACGAAGTATTATAGGTGGCGCACTTGGTTCTGCCCTAGGTGTAGCAATGGGTAATGCTGTTAATGAAACAATTGCTGCAGCCAATAGGCAAAAATTACCTAGGCTTACAGAGTATCAACAACAAGATAATATCTGATAGAATTTAACTATATAAATAAAATGATTTAAAAATAAATGGCGTTAACTCCTCAACAAATAGCTGCTTTATCGGGGGAAGACCCCTCAGCTTATTATGGAACTGATCTAGCGCGTCTAGCGCAAGCACGAGCTGGTTTAATTCCAGCTGAATCTATTGCCCCAGCAGGTGCTACAACAATCATTCCAGGAGCAGGAACACCTAATCCTCAAGATTTTCTTGCAGACGCACGTAAAAGAGTTCAGAACGTAATGCAGGGGGGAAGCGAAAAAGTAAATGCCCTGCGTCAATCTCAGGCAGCTCAAGCTGTAAAAGGCCGTGCTGGCATGATCGGCTCAAGTGCCGCTGGTCTTGGTGTCGCTGTTAATCAACTTGGACAGCAACAACCCTTGGGTGCTGTTGCTTCTCTTGGCGGCAGTGCTCTTGGTGGCAAGATTGGCGCAGGTCTTGGTGGCCGCTTTGGTCCTGCAGGTAGAGCTGTTGGTGGTTTTATTGGTACTGGTATTGGCGGTCTCATGGCCGGTGAGGGTGCCGAAATGGCTAAGGCCGCCATCACTGGTGCAGGTAAAGGGACATCCCCTGGTGGCACAGAAGCACCTACCTATATCCCTGGCACCAACATTCCCCTGAATGACTCAGCACGTTTCTTGTCAATGCAAGGTGCACTGCAGAATCAACAGCTTGAGCTGTATAAAGGTTACAGTGCAACTGATAGGGCGGGGATGAAAGATATTATTTCACATAACATGCAGGCACAGGTGCAGCTCACTAAATCATTGCAACCTGTGATTGAACAAGCTAAGACCAACGATCAAGTGCGTACGCAAGCCCTGATGAATACCCAGGGTAATATTGAAGCACGTCTTGGTATACTTGCGACACAAGGAGCTTTGGCTAAGGGAGCCCAAGCTGAAGCTGGCGCACTAGCAAGAACATTTGCTGGCAGCAATCCTTATGCACAATTTGCTGTTCGTCAATCACCTAACATCCAGTTTGGTTAATTATGGCAATGTCTTTTCCTGGTGCAATGTTTAACTTAAGCCCTGGTCAATTGACACAGGCGTTTGCACCTGTTAATAAAAATCTTTTCAGTGAAAGAACAATAGAAGAAGCGCCCGTTACTTCTGGAATTCCTCAAGGAGTAGATCCTACTATTGCTTATATTTTTGACAAAAATAAACCCAGAAGTCAAGCGTCTGAATTAAAAGAATTAATTCCATTTATTAATCAGTTAGATCAATCACGAGCAGATAGAGCAACCCAACTGGCAAGGCAAAAACTAGGAGATGAAGCATTAATTTCAGGAATTGGCGCACTAGCCAAGGGTGTAGAAACTTCTATTGCTGGGGGCAGTCCTGAAATGCTTGCCTTTTTGGCACAAGCACCTATGCGAAATGCTAGTTCCTACGTGCAAGGTCTTGGAGTTTACCCACGCCAAGAAGTTCCAATGTTATCTACTCAGCCAATAACACCTAATCGTAAGTATTTTGCCTAGCCGTGGCTTTTAGTTTAGGCGGAAGTTGGAATGGTAGCTGGAGCGGCGCTGGTGACTCTGGATTGGGTAATTGGTCTACAATGGGTGGAGGTAACAAAAGTAGTGGAGGTGCAATGTTTGATCCAATATCGTTAGGCGTACTGGCTGCCGGTCAAATTGGCAGTTCTATTCTTACGGGTCAAGCCAATCAAAATGCTGCTAGGGAACAAAAAAAAGCAGCCAAAGACCAAGCCATGTGGAGCATGCTTGGCACGATTCAATCTGCTAATGATGCAAGCGCTTCTAGATACGCGGCAAAAGCTGCTAATACTTTTGGGCAGCTAGCAGGTCCGTTGTTTGGAACACCGATAGAATATGGTTGGCAGCGGGCAGCGAAAGAAGAAGATATGCAACGATTTATGCCGATGCAATTTGCAATGCAAAGGCAAGAAAATCGCTTAGGCGAAGAAGAAGAGCAAACACCTTTATTTAGAGGGGGTAGACAAAAAGAAGCATATGAAAATAGACTAGCAGGTAGATATGCTGCTGCATTGCCTGCAATGACCCAGTGGGGTTCATTTAACTTACCTACAGCATAGGAGATAAACCATGGGATTTGATGTCGGCGCCTGGGTCATGATGAGCATGATGAATGACCAGGCAGCACAAACAAGGATGGAGAAAGCTGAGGATAGAGCTTTTACTCAGGGGCTACTAAACCAAGCACAAATAAGGGCTGACGCAGAAACAGCCCGCAAAGATGAGAGAGAGAAAGAACGTAAAACTGCAGGAATAGCTGGTAAGCCTACTTATATTACTAATGTACAAAGGCGTTTAGAACAAGGCCTAATAGGCGAAGAAACAGCGCAAAAATTAATAGAAGATTACAACACTAAGTATGATCTTGCGCCAGATGTCAATGATTACACAGGTGTAACTGACGCCTATTCAAAATTTGCTCCTAAGAAAAGAGAAGCTGAACTAAGCTCAGCCTATCAACGTCTCCTGGGACGTTCAATCAAAGCAGACGAACTTACTGCAGGCCAGTCCCAGCTAGCCCTGGGGCGCACCATTGGTGATATAGAAAAAGATATAGAAGCTACTTCAGAATACAAGAAAGCACGTCCAGGGAGCGCCTTTGAGGCAGAACAGGAAGCTAGATATGGTGGCCCCGTACTTGACGCAACAGGAGCACGTACTGGTAAATACAAGTTTAATTTTGGTACTGGTACTTTACCTCAGCTGTCTGCTGACTTAACCAGTAAAACAGGAATTACAGCCCCTGGTTTTATCGGTAAAGAATTTATTGGATCAGCGGAAGAAATTGCAGATGCTAGAGATTCTAAAAATAATTACGAAACATACATGTACAATTCAGGGTTGAAATCTTTGGAAGGTAATATTCAAACTGAGCTAACCAAATTACAAACCGAAGGACAAATAAAAGTTGGCAAACAACAAGAACAATATGGCTTGCTGAAGGGTCTTGTAGGGGCGTTTAGTTTTTAACAATGGAAGATAACAAGCAACAACCATCAGTAGCTGAAGAAAAAAATCAGCCTGTTGAATTTGACATCAACAAGTTCCAGGAGATGCTAAGAACACTGCAAGCTCGCAAGGAACAAGGTAGAACATTCAAAGATTAAGTTGCTATAATTAATTGAGTACATACATAAATAAACATGGCTGGATCATTTGGCGGGTATTCTAGTTACAACGATGCTATCAGCGCTATTAATTCAGATAGCAGTCTTTCTAACGAGACAAAGGCCGAACTTAAAAAAACGCTTGCGGAACAACAATATGGTCCTCAAGCCGACCTAGGACAATTTGATACTCTTCTTAGCAAGCTTGAAGAATCCAAGATGCGCCAACAACGTCAAAAGTCCGTTGAAAGCCGTCGTGATATCTTCAGCCAAGGTCTTGCTCAAATGATGTCTAATTTCTGATAAGATAAGAACATGGCTACCACCACCACGACAGACTTCACCGATCCTTTGTCTTCGGCAAACGTCGATGATTGGTTTGATATTGATAAATATCGCCAAGCTGCTGGTGTTGCCTATGAGTTTTCTAAAAAGAAATTAGAAGATACATCCCGAGAACAAAGAGAAACCATTGGAAAAACAGCAGCAGAAGAACGTGCCGGAGCCTCTCAAAAGCAAGAATTCGGTCAAGCCGACGAAGCCAGGGATAATGCCCAGGCTAGAGCAGCTTACAAATACTGAAGTCTTTGACGCATGGGCCGATGGCCTAGACCCTGGAACACACGAGTCTTTTTGTTCGTTCTGTTCAGATAATTATTCAGTAATTGAATGTTTTCTGTATGCCAGGTTCCTTGGTTACCTAGGTAGTATTACTGCGTGTGAAGAATGGATAAATCTTAAGTACCCTAAGCCCGATCACAGGCGTATCCTTCTAGATGAAATTGAACACATGAAGGAAGACATACGTCTTCTTCGTGAGGATATAGAAAACTATGGCGTTAAACGAGATAGTGGCGTAGCTAGAATTGCCGCCATGGAAAAAGAACTCCGTGGAACCATAAATCAAGTAGAGCAGTTTACAACGAACAAAGATAGAAAAGGCTTGTTGATGGCTGGAGCTGACCGTGCTATTCGTGAGTTAGCTTTTATTTTTAAAGACGACCCAATCGAAGGGCCACTCAAAGAAGCTGCAATGAGTGTTTGGGCAAGAATGCAATTAGAAGAATAATGGTTTAAAATAGTTCTATTAACAAGGCATACACATGGCCGGTAAAGTTCCCCCCAAGAAAGACGCTAAGGCTGCTGGCAAGAAGCCGGTGCCTGCAGATGTTAAGGCCGGTAAAAAGGCTGTACCCCCCAATCCTCCCGCTAAAGGTGGTAAAGAAAATATGAAAGATAAGATGGATCGTCTTCGTGCCATGAAGGGGAAATAGTCATGGGTGCTGGAAACCAAGCTCCCGGCATGGGAGGAAAGACCGTAGACGCAGGCAAGCAAGCCATGCTGGAAGCGATGATGCGTAACCGCATGGAAACAGAAGCAGGCCAGCAACGTCAACGTGCACAAGCTCAATCACCTGAGACTGGACTGGGCACACCAGCCGGATATCGCCCCGGCTTGGCGCCTGACTTTGGCAACATGGAAGCAGAGGCACAACTAAGGAAAGTTGCCAATGAATCCAATATTGCTGCAGCAAATCCGACCGCCATGCCTCCCGCAACAGGTGGTATCTCCATGGGTCCCGGCAGGTCTGGCCGGTATACAGATGAAGACGCACAGAAAATGATGCGTGATGCAATGGCGCAACGCGCAGAGGGATCTAGGTACTGATCACATGTCCAAGAAACGGATGCCTCCTGAGGTTCTTGAAGTCTTCAAGAAGAAAGAGGCAAAGAATGAAGATGGCTCAGATATGGATGATAAGACTAAACGTAAGGCTGCACTAGAGAAAGCACGTAGCTATAAACAACAAAAAGTTAAGTGATAGGCTATATTTAACTTAGTTGAATCTGGTTATGCCCTCATATTTACATCTGGCGTATCGCCGTAATGCGAGGGCTGCTGCAAAAAATTACACAGTAAAACCAGCTGATAACCTGGAGCTAGCAAAAAGAGCTAGAGAAGATTTTAGTTTCTTTTGTGAGTATGTAGCTAACAAGCCTCCGGCTGCCCACCACAAGGACTGGCACAGGCACTTTGTGACGGGTGAGGATAGTGTATGCCTAAAAGGAATTGCAGGCCCCAACATAGACCTACTAGGGCCCCGTGGGTCGAGCAAATCGACGTCTCTTGGTATGTTCACTGCATGGGCTATTGGTGTCCACACAACGGCCAAAATGCCACTGCAAATTCTATACTTGTCTTACACGGTTGAAATTGCACGTCCTAAATCTGCGGCCATTAAGCGTATTATTGAAAGCCGTCGATACCAAGAAGTTTTTCCCTCTGTACGTTTGCTTAAGAATGTAACAAGCAATGAGTATTGGTCAGTGGACCATAAATTTGCTGGTATTGAAAGTATTGGGGATGAGATGTTTACCCTATGTGCTGCAGGCCTCAAGGGTTCAGTGACATCCAAACGGTCACACCTTTGCCTGATAGGTGATACATTGGTGTTGACAAATCATGGCAATGTTTCAATTGCCACTATTTATGCAAATCCTGCCGCCTACCAAATTGCTACCAGAAATCACACCACAGATCAAATTGAGTGGAGCAACGTGGCCGCAGTTACAAAACGTAATACCAAAGGAATTATTAGCATTGAAACAGAATGTGGAAATAAAATTCAATGCACTCCCGAACACCCTTTCATTACGGCGGACGGAAGGCAGAAAAGGGCAGGAGATTTTAGTTCAGGGGAAACCATTGTCGGATTATCCAACTGGGGACAAGTTGACACATTGCCTAAGTTGTCAGGGACCCAAGAAACAAACACAGAGAATTTGCACTACGTGCCACAAGGGGACAGGGGGTTTTGTGGTCCAGCTTCAGTGTCCGATCTGCCAACAACAATTTTCAATAGTTTCAAATCGTTTAACACAGCGTCTTTACAAAAAACCTCAAACAATTTGTTGCAGTCATTTTTGCAGTGGACAGAAAAAAGTAACACTAACAAAAAAACCTTGTCGACATTGTGGCAAACCATTTCAACCGCAGAGCCACTTATCACAGTGTTGTTCAAAAAAATGCGCAGACTCTATGCATGCAAAAAAAATGCAAGGAACTGGCAATGCCAATTATCGACATGGCTGCCGAACTGGTACATGGAAAAAATTGCGTCTTGCAATCCTTGCAAGAGACTCTTCAATTTGCGTAGGTTGCAACACCTCGGAACAAAAACAGTTATTAAACGACGGGCAGCTGAGGACCAATCTTTGTGTTCACCACATCGACCACAACCCCTCAAACAATATCCCGCAAAATTTAATCACGTTGTGCAGGCAGTGCCATGTAGCACACCACCAAATAACGGACAAAGCTGGGAGGCCGTCACCATTTCCAGAGTTGACTTCCTTAGCGAAAGAGAGGAGTTTGTCTATGACCTAGAAGTCAGTCATAGCAGTCATAATTTTATTGCAAATGGCTTAAATGTTTTGAATTGTTTAATAGACGATTGTATAAAATCTGCGACAGATATAGCCAATCCTGATATACGTAAATCCATGCAAGATAACTGGAATGCAGTTATCTCTCCAACTATGTTTGAAGGCGGAAGAGCAATCTGTCTTGGCACCAGATTTAGGCATGATGATATACACGCCACCACATTTAATGAGCAAAATAATTGGCAGCAGATTGTATTGTCTGCAATTCAACAAGATCCTAAAACAGGTGATGAACTTTCCTATTGGCCTGAAATGTGGTCACTGGATTACTTGAAGGAGAAGAAACGGCAAGCGCCTGTTGCATTCTCTTTCCAGTACATGAATCAGATCGTCAGGCAGGGTGAGTTGTCCCTGGCGCCAGAGCTGATTGTTAAAGCTGAGATCTCAACTGAGTTTGACACCCTTGGCATAGGCGTTGACCTATCTGCTGGTATCAAAGAAAAGAATGACTACACCGTGATGATTCTTGGTGGACGCATTGATGATCGTATTCACATCATTGATTACCGCCGAATGCGTGTCATGGGCAACCTAGAAAAACTAGATGCATTAAAAGAATTGCTTAATGATTGGTCCATTATCGGAAAAGATGATAACGGTAATTTTTTCCCTACTTACTCAACTTGCGATATCTGGTCAGAAGCTGTTCAGTACCAGGCTTCACTCGAAGCTGACTTCAAGAGGATTTGCCTTAATGACGAAGGTCTTCACAACCTCTTGTGGCATCCCATCAAAGGGTTCCGTGCAGATAAGCTGGCACGGTTCAGAGGAATCATTGGCATGTTTGAAGAACGAAAAATTATTTTTAACCGTTTCAGGAACTTCACTAATCTCTTCGAGGAACTCACAAACTTCGGAGTAAGTGGCCATGATGACTGTGTCGATGCGTTGGTTTGGTTAGTAAACGGACTCACCAAAAAAGGTAAGCTGCAATTTGATTACTGACATTAGAATAGTAACAGAAAGCATTCTATAACGCCGTGGGACCAGAGTACTTGCTGCTAATGATCAGCTTTGCTGTGCCTGCGCTTACTGGTGCCGGGTGGGCAACGAATAAATTGTTGAGTCGTTTTCATGAACGCATCCTTCGTGTAGAAAAACGGATGGACAACACAGACGCCAACATCAATTCCATGCACCATCGATTGCCCATCGAGTACGTACTCAAGGTTGATTTCCTAAGAGAAATTCAACAAATGCAAGACAATTTTAAACAGATTAACAATAAGCTTGATAAGCTTATTGAAAAGCTGTAAACAAAATGGACTACACCCTAGAGATCCAAGAGGACGACAACGGTGATTTTTTTATTCAATTCCCAGATGACGTAATAGAAGAACTAGGCTGGGAGGTCGGAGATATTCTTGAATGGAAGCTTAAGGGCAATGGGGTTGTTTTATCAAAACTTAATGATTCGGATCGATATGAGGTAATAGAAGAGTAAGGGTTGATAGAATAAATAAACCAAGGAGTAAATAAATGCTTTCTAGTGGATATAGCGGCATACCTGGAGCACCCGGAAACCCTGGTATGTTTAACAATCAAAGTATTGCGCAGAGAGTATATGGTCCAATAGAAAAGGGTATGCACAATAGAAGCCTTAGATTTGGAGTACCAGCAACAACTCCAGATGTTTACATGGCACCATATCCAGGGCGTGTTGCCCCTGGTGCACCAACAGAATATTTTCCTTTAGGTAATCCTGCGGCAGGTTTTAATTTTCAAAGCGCTGTTCCAGGAATAAATGAAGAGGTTGCGGGGGGTAATACCCTTTTAGATTTCTTCAACAAAAAAGGAATGCCCCCGACAAAAGAAATGGATGATACTCAGATAAACAAAGAAAACAAAGGCCCTCTTCGCCCAGGGGCTTTTGGTAACCCTAACCTGTACTACGACGAACGTTTTACTCCCTTGGCAACCACAGGCGGCGGCATGGCTCCCATGGGAAACGCTGGTTTTTTCCTTGGTCCTCAATACGGACAAGAATTGCAGGGCTATGGTGGCAAGTATGTTTCTTAGTATCTGCTAGTATTTGTAAAAGAATATTTTAAAAATAAAATATGGACGCCAAAGCCCGACTTAAAGAAATTGTTGATTCCTACCTTGAAAAAGATGGTGGAGCAAATATTGATACGGGCATTGTTGCGTCTCACGTAGCACAGATGAAGCTCTTTGGCATTCGCCAAGGAGTAGAATTTTTTCCTTCTCAGGATAATTTTGGTAATCAACGTAAAGACTTTATAGATCGAGTACTGAAATATAACAAAATGGATACACGCCTAGATTCAATCTGGGAGTATTATCTCTGTGATGGTCAAGGTCTGTTCTATATCCGTCCAACTGAATCTAATTACAGGCTTTATTACTTCCGTGAGCATGAATATCGCTCCTTCTATGGTGTCAACGGTGAGCTAGAAGAAGTAATTATTATCTACAGTTACAAAGTTAGGCAGGGCACAGGATTTAGCGATGGCATCAACGTTGTAAATACAGCAGGCAACGCTATTACCGGCCCCCAAGGAGCCAAACGTTACATTCGATTATCAATCAAAGCCAAGACAATTGAAGAAACGCATAGCGAAGGCGAAATGTCTTTTGAAATGCCTAACTATGCAGTCCCCGGACGTACCAAAACACTAAGAAATACTCTTGGTTTCATACCTTGCGTAGAAATTTTTAACAACCTAAAGGGTTTCTCTAACGAAGGTGTTGGGGAATTTGATGCATTAGCCAACCATATTGTCACGCATGATGAAATGGTGCGCACGATGCGCAAGAATGTGCAGTTTTTTGGTAATCCAACCCTTCTTTCCTCCAGGCCCAAGACAGATCTGATGGAATCAGGGTCTGACTCCGTGGTACAACGCCCATCTATTGCAGCAAACTCCGGTTTTACTGGGATGGGTGCGTTAAGCCAGTCAAGATTCAAGTCTGATCCCCTCTCCAGGGGTATGGATGGTCAAATTCGGGTACCAAGGGTGATTGCCAACCTGGAACCCAATGATCGAGTCGGCTATATTGTCCCTGATGCAATCACTGGTGACCAAAATAGCTTTGCTCGCCAATATCGAGAAGAAATACGTACTGCACTTGGTGGTGTTGATGAACTTTCCATCTCAGCAGGCGTAACAGCTACTGAATACAAGTCATTGTTCGGTCGTGTGTCAGCAACATCCAAGAAAAAAGCAAATGCAATCTACACTTACGGTATTTGCCGGTGCCTGGAACTTATTATCTACCAAGAAGAACACTTATTCCGTGAAACATTAGCTGCATCAACAGGCATTGAGAAACCTGTGGAGCCAGCGGATGATGCTCGCCAAGAAGATATTGATTTATATGAAGCATCAATGAAAGGATTCGAGGAAAAAATTAAACAAGTGATGATGGCATGTGTTAAGACACAACATATTCCAACTGGTGTCCTTGGCTTAATTCCAGATGGTGATGTAACAATGCTTTGGCGTTGGATGGGACCTGTTTATGAGGACTCAACGCAAGATGTTTTAAACAATTCTATTGTGGTTCGTAACCTACAAGAGTTAGGTGTTGATAGTATTGAAGCACTGAAGTACCTCTTCCCGTCAAAAACGGATGAGGAGCGGGCCGCGATGTTATCGGGGTTCCCGTTCAGAATGGTGGGTGAATTGCAGAGTGCATACTCTCAATTTGCCAAGTTAGTGGGGGGCATGATGCAGACCCCTCACCCGCAGTCACCAGATCTACCGATGGCTGCAGACCCACGTCTCGACCTAACACCCTATCTGTATCGCACATTAGAAGCATTACAAAAGGAGATGAGTTATGCAGGACGCTACCGTCCAATCGATCCCACAGACGAGCCAAGTACAGGCAGCAGTAGCGCCGAGCAGCTACGTGGCAGTTCCGGCGCCCCAAGCCCCAGTACCGGCCTACCAGGGACCAATCAATTATCAAGTGGGTACGAGTTACCCGCAAGCAGTCCCAGCTCAGGTAGCTACCAGCTACCAATCAAGCC